ACATTTAACATCTTGGCTTGATGCAGTAGATGGTGGAAGTGGATATGGGGCTAACACAACCAATATAGGTATGAAGCTAACTTTTTTTACCAATGCAGGTTCAGGAAGAAGTGCTACTTCTTCAGGATATATAGGAAGATAAAATTTTATTAATAATAACATGAGGGTTATGAAAATGAGTGAAACACAAGAAAGAAAAGTAAATATAAACGATAAAGACTACAATTATGATGAACTATCACAAGAACAGAAAATCTTGGTAGAACACATAGAGAATTGTAGAAAGAGAAAATCATCTTTGGCTTTTGAAATGGATCGTGAAAATGTAGCCGAAGGTGCTTTTGCTAAAATGCTAACAGAATCTTTTGATAAAAAAGAGGAAAAGAAAGTAGAAAAAGATGCCTAAATTAAATGTAGTAGCAGGAATCATTGATAAAGTAGCTGGTCATGTAGATAAGTTTACTTTAGACAAAGAGGAAAAAGCACAATTAATACAAGAAATCAACAAAGCACAAATAGAAGTAAACAAAGTAGAAGCAGGTTCTACAAACCTATTTGTGAGTGGCTGGAGACCGAGTGTTGGATGGGTTTGTTCAATAGCACTATGCTATCACTTCGTATTGCAACCATTGTTAGTGTTTGTATTATCGGCTATTGGGAAACCTGTGGATTTACCAGTATTCGATATGAGTTCTTTAATGACTATACTTCTTGGACTTCTTGGTCTTGGGGGAATGAGGAGTTTCGAGAAGGTGAAGAAGTCAGCATGATTACCTTTGAACAAATCATTGACAAGGTATTAGAGCATGAAGGGGGTTATGTGAATGATCCCTACGATAAAGGTGGTGAAACCAACTTTGGTATTGCTAAACGATGGTATCCTGATGTAGATATTAAGAATCTCACTAAAAGTGATGCAATCAATATCTATTACAATGAGTATTGGAAACCAAGTAAAGCAGATAATTTACCTAATGACTTGAAAGCCACCTATTTCGATATGTGTGTCAATATGGGACAACATAGAGCTGTTAAAATACTACAACAAGCCATCAATAGTAGAAAGATGAATAAAATCGAAGAAGATGGAGTTATTGGAAAAATAACCATAGAAAATGCAGGGAGAATCTCGAAAAGAAGATTACAAGCATATCGTTGTTTATTCTATGGAAGATTAGTTTCTGAAGAACCTGATCAAGAACGATTTTATTATGGGTGGTACAGAAGGGCAACTACTACATGAAACAAATTAAAAGTACAGGCATCATCTTTGGGGATATGCACTTCCCATTACATGATGAAAAAGCATTTAGCTGTGCATTAAAGGTAATTGAAAAAGTAAAACCTGATGTATTTATTAACTTAGGTGATTTTGCAGAAGGGGAGTATGTATCTCATTGGAGATGGTCAAGAAGAAAGCGACCACCATTAGAATATCAACTTCCTTTGATTGATAAAGAAGCAGATGAAGTCAATTATCACATGGATAGAATTGACAAAGCACTTAAAAAAGTAGGGTGTAAAAAGAAATACTTAGCTATGGGAAATCACGATGCTTGGTATAATGCTTTTGTTGATGAAAACCCTTATTTAGAGCAATACAAACCTGAAAATCTATTTAAGATTAAGGAAAGGGGATACAAATGGTATCCTTATGGTGAGTTATTTAAAGTAGAAGGTTCTAAGCTCTATGCTTATCATGGGGGACATTATAGTTCAGTCAGTCATAGTAGGCAAACTGTAATGCACTTAGGGTGTAATGTGATTTATGGGCATACTCACGATTGCCAAAGAAGTGTAATGCAACACATTTCAGGCATACATATAGCACAAAGCATGGGGTGCTTATGTAAGATGAAAAAAGATTTTTTAAAAGGTAGAAAGGTAAACTGGACTCATAATGTAGGGATTGTAGATTTCTTTAATGATGGTTGGTTTAATCTAATCACCTTAGACATACATAATGGAATGACAACTTGGAACAATAAAATTATAAAGGGAAACTAATGGATTTAGGCGAAACAATAAAACGATTAAAAGAACTATCTGCTATATTACAAGCAAACACAATATCAGATAGAGAAAAAGAATATTACCTACCTGAAATGTTTCGTTTAATAGACAAATTAGAAGTTCCTCAATTAATAGGAGAATTTGATAATGAGTACATATCTTGAAAAATATTGCACAATAGATGATATACAACTGGTAGCTCCATTTGTATATGACTTCGACAGGAAAAGAACTATCTCAAACTGGGCGAGTTATAGTGGGAGTGGTAATAGTACAATCTATCAAGCAGGAAGTGTTGGGAAGTTTACTCAACTCTTTGCAAATGACATTGAACTTACTTCAGTCGGAAGTACAGGAGCAATAGATGCTGATGGAAAATACTATTTTGACGAAGATGCAGATGTAGTGTACTATAGACCTACATCGACCAATAATCCCAATTTTGACGAAGCAGTTACTGCTGGTAGGGACAATAAAACACTCTTTGATGAGTTTATTGCAAGAAGTTCCGACTTTGTGAGGTCGTATATTAATAAACCAATATACAAGAACAAAGGTGTAGGAACTGGGGATAGTTTGGGTAGGGACTTTCCTGAAGTCATAGTTAGATCAACTGCTTTGCTATCAGCAAGTTTAGCAATTATGCCTTATGATAGAGAACGAGGTCAGGAGTTGCAAGACATCGCTTACAATCCTATTGAATCTAATGGATTGTTAGATTTGATTAGAAAGGGTGTTATATCTATAGACCAAGACGAAGATGGTAGAGATAAAATCGTAAAAGAAGTTTCTATTAATGGATCAACTACTGGTGCAATAGTAGATACTTTTGGCTTTCCACAAGTGTCATTTGACAGAATAAAAGTAATCATAAGCACAGCAGGAACTTTTGCAGCAGGAAGTGCATCAGGAGTGAAGTTTGATTCTTATGTTGGTAGTGATGCTGGATTAAAAGTAAGTCTTGTACAAAGTGGGCAAATCATTGATGGTGGACTACAACACATAGGACATGGAGTATATGTTCGATTTTCTACTGGTGTTTATACAATTAGTGATGAATGGGAAGTAGAAGTATCAGGATTAGACCATACATCAGGTGGTGGAATGCAATCTATACAAATGAAAAGGAGATAAAGATGCCATATCATTATGGAAAAAAGAAAAAGAAAAAAAAGAAAATGAGAAAAGGTAAAAAGAAATAATGGCTAAAAACTTAAAAGGTATAAGTCTTAAAGGATTAACTGCTACACAAAAAAGGCAAATGAGCAGACATAAGGTTCATCATACCAAAGCACATTTAAGAAGTATGGCAGCAGCCATGAGAGCAGGTAAAACATTTAGTCAATCTCATAGTATTGCAATGAGAAAGGTCGGAAAATAGTGGCACACTTAGAACGAAAGAAAAGACTATTAAAGAAGTATGGTTTGAAGGGTGTTAATAAACCTAAGATGACACCAAGTCATAAAACTAAGAAAGCGATTGTATTATCACAATCAGGACACAAGTTGAAATTAATTCGTTTTGGATCGCAAGGTATGGGACATAATTATAGTGCTGCAGCAAGAAAATCTTTCAAAGCAAGACATAGAAGAAATATTGCAAGAGGTAAAATGTCTGCTGCTTATTGGGCAGATAAATTTTTATGGAGTAAAGGTGGTAGAAAAAAGAATCCACCTAAATCACAGAAACAAGTATTTGGGAGAAAAAAATAATGTGGTCAATATTTAAAGATGAAAACGAGTACAACGAAAAAGCAATCATTGGATTTATTTCTTTTGCTTTGATGTGTGTATTTGGAATAGTTGATCTTATAATGGGTATTATTGGAATTGAACTTATGGTAAATGATTACATTTACAATTCATTTGTTTGGGTAACACTTGGTTCATTTGGTATAGCAGGAGCAGAAAAGGTATATAAGAAATAATGCCAAGAAAGAATACAGTAACCTTTGTAAGAAGAAATGGTAAAAAGAAAACAAGGCAAGGAAAAAGTAAACGAACAAAGTATGGTACAAAAATTAGTAAGAAATATTACAAAAAAAAGTATAGAGGACAAGGATAATGGGCATAGAATTTGAAAATATTTATAAAGATAGAGTAATTGATACAATCCAAAAGTTGTTAAAACAAAACCTTTCTTCTATCCCTATCATGTTTGATGAACATAGAGGACAAGAAAGTTTTTTAATTGTACCTGAAGCAGATGCTTTTGTTGATTATGCAAGTAATGTACATATAAGAGAATTTACAACAACCATTAACTATCAATTACGAAAAGGTGGCGAGTACACTAAAGAGAATCAATTAAACAGATTGACAATGATAGCAGAAGTTGTCAAAAGACTTTTATTCGATAATAGAAACTATGAAAGTGGTAATATCACAAACTGGTATGGTGGTATTGTATCAAGTGTAGAATATACACGAGATGAAGAAGATGAAACTATATCTAATGTTATCATCACTTTTCAATGTAACACAAACGAGGTGATTTCATGAAGTATAAACACATAAAAGGACTTCAACTACAAAAACCATCATACTTAAATACACCTAATCAAAAGATTAGAGAGTTGTTAGCTGGTAAAGAAGTTGAGTTAGAAAAAGAAAACTTGGAAGAATTTGAATCTTTAGGTGTTCAAGTTCAACCAGTAAAAAAAGAACAACCTAAAAAGAAAGTAAAAAAAGAGGAGAAATAACACATGGCAGTTAGTGGAAAAGTCTATTCTAAAAGCGATTTTAGTGTAGGTATAAAAAACAAAAATGCAACTGCATTTGAAACAGCAGCAGCTAATGATACTGCATACGAGTTACTTCCTGTAATTAATGTATCTGCACCAGTCCTCAATCTTGTTGAAAGTGGTGAGATACGAAGCAATAATGCAGGAATGATTGAACTTGACACAGATCAATTTAGAACTCAAAAAGGTGGATTTATCACTATGGATTTTGAAGTTCCAGCAGAAAGAGATATGATTGTTCGTATGTTGGCTAATGTATTGCAAGATCATGGTGAAAGTGGTTCAGGACCTTATGTTCACACTATTCAAGCAACTTCAGGTGCAGCTTTATCAAGACCTGATTTTACAGGATCTTCAAGTTCAGGGATACCAAGTCTATTTGACATTGGTTTATATTACCCTGAATCTGCACAAGATAAACTGATTACAAGTGCTGTATTACAAAGTTTAACAATGAACTTTGATATGACTGATGGTAGATGTTTACTAAGTGGAACATTTTATTCAGGTATGACAAGTTCAAGTAAGTTCTTAGTAGAACAAACTTTAAGTGCTAATTCAGCAGCACCAACTCTAATGAGTACATCACCAACACAAATAGAATCTTACTTTGATGTTAAGAAACTTGATGTTGATGGAACTTCGTTAGCAGATATGGTGATTACTGGAGTATCATTTACCTTTGAAAACAATGTAGCAAGAGTTGGTAGAGATTCTAATGGTGATGCAGAAAGTTATGCTTTTGGTATCCCATCAGTAAACATTACTGGAGAAATTTCATTAATGTATGATGCAAACTTTGACTTTGCAAGTGGTGGTAATGTATTACAAGACTTTTTAAGTGGTAATACTGCAACACTAAAACTTCAGCAAGGTGATGGTACAGTTTCAACAGCAGGTGAGATGAACATAGAATGCGAAATCTATTCAACAGCAGTAAATCTTGATCCTAATGCAGACACAGGTGCAGTAATTACAATTCCATTTAAAGTAGTACAACCTACTTCAAGTGGTGCAGCATCAGGTACAGCATTTAAGTTTGAGTATGCAGATTCAACCCAAGCAAGTGGTTGGTAAAGGAGTAACAAATGAAGGTTAAAATGTTCGATAAAGAGTGGGAAATAAAAAATCCTACTTATCAAGAAAAACGAGAACTACAAAAATTAAGAATGATGGCTTTAGATTCTACTGGTAAGGTAGATACCGAAAAGTTTTATGATTGTCTTGAATTTGTAGAAAAGATAAGTGGCTTATCAGAAAGCGATTATGTTGCCAAAGATAAGCCCTTAACAATGGGTGAAATTGATGCCTTGCTTTCAAAATGTCTAACTGAATATTTAGATGTTTCAAAAAAAGGTTAATGGCTTTGTCGTCGTATGTGTGGTTTAGCCACTATGGTTATCCACACTTCGACAAAGAGTTTCCTTATAAAAGGCAAAGTCCAATCACTAATAAAGTAAAGACATATAAGGATCAAGAAGATGTATTATTGGAAATTGATAGAGTGTTTGACAAGTTTCAAGATTCTAAATTTTCTATGGGTAGAAACCTATATTTTATATTACCTCTTTTTTGCAATCCAAAATGTCTTTATGAGGATTGGATAGGGGAAACCATTAAAGAATATAAGATGAGTAAGAATCTTAATATTCCAATAGCAAGAAGTTTAAATGAAGCTGATTCATTTATTGTAGATAATTTTTTAATCATAGAAAACGAACTAAACTCTATAAAGGAGTATGAGTTAGGAAAAAATAATGGATAGAAAACAAATAAGATTAGAAATACAAGCAGAAGTTAAGAAAGCTGTAAAAGCACTTAACAAAATAGAAAAAGAACAAAAAGATATAAAGAAGCAAAATGATGGATTAAAGAAAAGTTTTGCTGCTGTAGGTAGTGTAATCGCAGGTGCATTTAGTGTTCAAGTAATAACACAATTTATAAATAGTAGCGTAAGACTTGCTTCTCAAACACTATCACTTGAAAGGAGTTTTAGAAATCTTGGACAATCAGTTGGGTTCAATGAAAATACTCTAAGCAAGTTTAGAGAAGCTACAGATGGTACTGTATCTGATATAGATTTAATGATTCAAGCTAATAATGCCTTATTACTTGGTATTGTTGAAAACGATGATCAATTCGCAGATTTAATTGATTCGGCACAAAGACTTGCTAAAGCAGTAGGACAAGATGCTTTATTTGGTATTGAGAGTTTAACAACTGGTATTGGTCGTCAATCTAAACTTATGTTAGATAATCTTGGTATTGTATTAGATACTAATTTAGCTTATCAAAAGTTTGCAGAAGCAAATGGCAAAGCAGTAAAAGATTTAGATGAAAATGAAAGAAAACAAGCATTCGTACAAGCAGCACTTGAATCCACAAGATCAAAAGTAGCACAACTTGGAGATGAACAATTAGATGTTATTGATGCAACAAACCAATTATCAGTTGCTTTTGAAAATTTACAAGTATCGGTAGGTAAACAACTTCAAGATGAAATTGAAACGCTATTTCCTATTCTAAAAGATTTATTAAATATTGCAAATACTAAAATAGAAAAAGATGGATTTTTTGGATCTTTGCTTGGTGGATTAGGAGATTTAGGAGTAGGAGTAAATACGATTATAGATGTTGCTGAAAATGCAGCACAAAAACAAAAAGAATTAGATAACGAAGTTGCCGAAAACAATAAAAGAAGAAATCAAGAAGTAATAGATAGTTTTTTAAATAGAGATAGTTTGATTAGAAATGCAGCATTAGAACATAATATTGCTATGGAAGAATTAGATAATAATGCTTTTCAAGCAAGGCAAACTAATCTTGAAAATGATTTTTTTATACAAGATGCAAACTTTAAAGGTATAAAAGAAAATGTTAAAGAATTAAGAAGATTAGAAGCAGAAGCACATAGAGATAAAATTGAACAAAATCTACAAGCTGCAATCCTACAAGGACAAACATCTAAAGATGCAGCACTATCAGTAATTAAAGCTGAAGTAGCAGAAGCACAAGCAGGATTGATTTCAAGCATTATGAAAGCATTACCATTCCCTATTAATCTTGCAGTAGCTGCAGGGGCAGGTGGAATGATTGGTAAAGTAACAGATCAACTCTTTTCCTCTTTTGCAACTGGTGGATCGTTTATCACTAAAGGTAGAACTACTTTACCTATTGGAAGTGGAGTAGTAGTAGGAGATAATGCAAGTGGTATGGAACGAATTGATGTAACCCCATTACCAAGTCCTACAAGTAGTGGAAACAACATCACAATAAATATATCTGCCCCATTAGTAGATGAAACAGTAGTAGATACAATAATTCCTGCTATAAGGAGAGCAGAAAAATTAAACTTATGAGCAATGTAACAAAATCAACAGCTTTTGCATACATACCAAAGAAACTATTTGGAATGAAAAAGAAAAGCATAAAACAAAAACTAAAACGAATACCTAAACTTAAATTAAGGAGATACTAAAGTGGAACTTGGAAAAGGAACTAAATTCACATTGAATATTGAAACACTTGTCAGTATTGGTGTAACAATATTTATGATAGTCGGTTTATGGTTTAATCTTCAAGCAGACATAGAGGAAGCTAAGAAATTACCTGAACCACCAATTAGCAGAACAGAATACGATTTGAAAGACCAAATGATTCGTAATTCTATTTTAAATACTGAAGAAAAAGTAGAAAAACTTGAAGAAAAAGTAGATGATATTAAAGATGATACAAGAAGTATTAACGAAACTCTACTGAACATGAACAATAAATGAGGTTAAAAGATGAACAAATTGTACAAATCACTATGTGGATTGCTTGGCTTAGTTTTTTTATTATCGCCTTTGCAATCACAAACAACTAATCTTGATACCTTTCAAGACATTCAATTAATGAAAAATGAGTTCTGTGCAGTAATAGAAGTAAATGCTTCTTGGAACTGGGCAAATAAAATACCATTAGAAAAAATAGATAAATGCTATACTGGATATGTTGATCTTGCTAATAAAAAAATCGGTGCAGTCATTCAAAAAGAATGGGACATCAAAGTAGTACCTACAATTATCATATTTGAATATGGTGTAGAGGTAAAACGATTTGAAGCAGACCTTTCTATGAAATTTAGAGAAGATGAAATTCTTAATAAAATAAGAAGGGAGATTGGTCAATAATGCCTAAGAAAAAAAGAAGTTTTAGAAAAGTAAAAAAAAGCAAGGCAGGAGTACCTTTAAAATATCTTTCAGGTTCTAAAAACAGAAAGAAATCAGAAAAAGAAATAAAGAGAACTGCTAAATTATATAAGGCAGGTAAATTAACTCCTGCTATGTTTGATGCAATAAGTAAGAGGAGAGCAGCAAGTGGCAAGAAAAAGAAAAAGAGGTAGAGTCGGTGGAATGTCATCTGTTATCAAGAAGTATGCAAATAGAGGTTTTTCTGCTGCTACTTTAAGAAAGGTTTATAAAAGAGGACTTGGTGCATATTATTCAAGTGGATCAAGAGCAGGAGTGTCTGCTCATCAATGGGCAGCAGGGAGAGTAAGAAGTTTTGTAACAGGTAGAGGTGGTGCAAGAAAAGCTGATGCCGACTTAATAAGAGGGAAAAGAAGAAGAAGATGAGTTTTACAAACACAAACTATCAATCTAAGCTATCGCCAACTATGACTGAAAACTGGTTGGTACAAATATTTAAAAATACAACTTCAAGTGTATCTACAACTGATACTCCTGATTTTAGGTTTAGTTTTTCGGAAACTACTTATAACAATTTAAACTATTATCCTGCGATCCTTAATAAACCAAGTATATCTTATTCACTTGATCTAAAAGGATTTACAACAAAGACTGGATCAGTAACTTTGAATCTTGCTAATATAAATTTAGATGGAACAACTTTATTAGAACTATTAGGAAACGATACTATTAATGGACAAGTTAATATTTTATCTCAAATTGATAATGATAATACTGCTGCTAATGCTTTACAAATATTTAGTGGTAGAGTTAGTAGCTTTGCTTACAGAAACAACACTATAGTATTAAGTCTTGTATCTAATAGACCATTTCAGAATGTATCTATACCACAAGGCAAGACAAGTAATTCAGACAATCCTCAATACAACAATAAAATACAACCACTTGTCTATGGGGATTATACTGCTAATACCAACTTTGTCAATGGGCAGGATGTATATGCTTGTCCTTTCTTAAAAAATGATGGTGCTAACTTTATGTACATCATACCTGAAGGAACAAGTGGTTCTGATAAGGCAGAATTTTATGATAAAGGTATGAAAAGATTTGTAGAAATTACTGGAATGACTGATACTTCAGTTGCAACAGTAGATAGTGTAAAAGTATTAAAAGTTCCAAAGAGTATGGAAAGACAATTTAAGATGTTACCTGATGATGTAACTGCAACAATAGTTGGAAGTGGTGTAAGTTTAACTGCTGGTAGTTTAGATAATGCTTACAATGGAAATACAGGTAATAGTGTTACTTATGCAAATACAGCAGGATTTAGTAGTGAATCAAAAGGGGTAGTATTTAAATTACAAATGCCACAAGTAACTGGTAAGATTACTGCAATCACATTAGGGTTGTCAGGGACTTATAGCCAAACAATTACTGGAAGCCCAAGTGGTACTGATGGGGCATTTTTTAATTTAGCAGATGCACTAAGTGGTAGTTTTGGATCGTCAAGTGGAGATATTCAATTAATAGGAACAAGTAGTAATGGTGTCAAAACAGACGAAACCAATACTGCTTTACCAACATCAACAGATATATCAGGAATATTAGAAAACAATGCTTTGCCTGATGAATTATATTTGAGTTTTAGATTTAATGCAGAAGGTGATGATGTAGATTATAGTAATTTTAATGTTATTTTAAGCAATATCTTTGTAACAGTTACTGCAGCAAATGACTTAGCTAATGAGCCGATTGCATCACAAGAATTTAATGCAGGAATTGAAAAAGTATATTTAGGTAGAGATGTATTAACTGAAGGGTTTACTGCATATTCTTCTGTTGCAACCTTGACTGATCTTGATAATCCTGTAGCAATCCATAGACAATTATTACATAGTATCATCAATGTAGCAGATTCAGATAGTGATGCTAAAATAGAAAATTCAGGATATAAATCAGTAGCAGAATTAAGAGATTCTACTTTGACCAGTCCAACATCAACACATTGGAAAACAAGATTAGCTTTACATGAACAAGAAGAATTAGAAAGTATTATGGAACAATTACAATATGAAGGGTGTTTCTTTTTTGAGTTTAGTCCACAAGCACAACAAACTTCAATATCAGGTGTAAATGAATTACGATACTTTACCATAGCAGATAGTGTAACTGCAAATGTAGATTTATCTCAAAATGATATTAGTGGATATGAACTTGGAATTACACCAGTTTCTGATCTTGAAACAAACATTGTAGTAAACTACAAAAAACACCCAGCAGAAAATCAATATCTAAAACAAGATACTTTTACATCTTCAACAAGTGGATCGGTACATAGTACCATATTTGACAATGCTTCACATCAAAAACAAGAAATCAATTTAGACTTTTTGATAGATGCAGTAGATGATGTAGTAGGTTCAAGAAACTCCAGTTGGATTAATTTTAGAAAAAGTTTATTTGGTGAATATAAAACTACTGTAAGTGCAACTTTAGTTAATCCTGAAAAGTATGCGATGTTACAAGTAGGTGATTTCATAGACTTTGGTGAGATTACATTTTCAGAACTTGGAACACCATTTGATGAAATATCAGATACCTTTGATAGTTTTATTGCTATGCCTACAAGATTATTCAAAGATGCTTGGAGTGGTAAAAAGTTCATCATTACAAATTTAAAAAGACAAGTTGGTAAAATTTCAATACAAACAAGGGAAGTATAATGGCAAGTTATTTTATATATGATAGTATCAATCAATACAGAAGTGATAACACAGTAAGTGAAGGAACATTTAGTGGAACTACTTTTACTGTAACAAGTGCAGTTACAAATCACGAAAGAGCATCAGATCAAAACATTGGAACAATTATTAGTGCAGTAGTAGCAAATGATGCAATATGTTATCAAGTAGGAAGTGCAGTAACAGCGAATGCAGTAGCAGTATATTTTACTGGAGATGATGGAGTAATTGCTAATGGTGATGAAATGACTATCAGAACAGGAACTGCATTAGATGGATTAGGAGGTGCTGATAATTTTGCATCAAATAATGGTGGTTGGGTAGTAAATGATTTTACAGAAGTAACAAGCAAAACTAAATTTTGTGTAGAGTTTAATGAAGCACTTACAAACATATCTGAAATATTAATAGGTAGCAAACTATCTTTTGAAGTAGAACCTGATGTCAATGTTCAATCATCTATTGATTATGAAAACTCAATCCAAAGATCATTAGGTGGAGTTGAGT